CTTAGCTACATTAGCTAGCGATAGTAGATTTGGTATATTATCTAAAACTGGTGCTGATGCAAAGAAAATGTTTACAGACAAAGTTGTACCAATAAGTCTCAACTATCCATTTTTCTTTAAACCGATACAAGATGGTATGGACCGACCAAAGTCCGAACTTGCTTATAGAGTTCCAGCTAAGAAGTTTACTCGTAGAAAAATACGTGAGCGTGAGGAGATGGATGACGTTGAAGGACTAGATACAACTATAGACTGGAAAAATACAGGTGATAATAGTTACGACGGTGAAAAGTTAAACTTATTAGTTCACGATGAAAGCGGTAAATGGGAGAGGCCTGATAACATAAGAAATAATTGGAGAGTTACAAAAACTTGTTTAAGATTAGGTAGTAGAGTTGTAGGCAAATGTATGATGGGTAGTACTAGTAATTCGCTTGATAAAGGTGGTGATAATTTTAAAGAGCTATATAATAACTCTGATGTAACAAAGCGTAATCGTAATGGACAAACTAAATCAGGTTTATATTCTCTTTTTATTCCTATGGAATGGAACTACGAAGGGTTTATTGATGAATACGGTCAACCTGTTTTTAATACACCTAAAAAGCCTGCTATTGATCCGCAAGGAATAGAAATAGATTATGGTGTAATTGATCATTGGGATAATGAAGCTGAAGGATTAAAAGATGATCAAGATGCTTTAAATGAATTTTATCGTCAGTTTCCAAGAACTGAAGAGCATGCTTTTAGAGATGAAACAAAAAATAGTTTATTTAATCTTATAAAAATATACGAGCAAATAGATTACAATGAAGGTAACAGAAACTCTTCGGTAATAACACCCGGTAACTTTCAATGGCTAAATGGTAAAAAAGATACATTAGTTACTTTTAATCCAGACCCAAATGGTAGATTTAATATTAGTTGGGTGCCAGGAACAAAATTACAAAATAACGTTATTTTAAAAAATGGCGTAAAATATCCAGGTAATGAACACATAGGAGCATTTGGTTGTGACTCATACGATATATCTGGAACAGTAGACAAGCGAGGATCAAAAGGAGCTTTACATGGATTAACAAAGTTTTCAATGGAAGACGCTCCAGCAAATACCTTTTTTCTTGAATATATAGCAAGACCGCAAACAGCTGAAATATTTTTTGAAGATGTTTTAATGGCATTAGTATTTTACGGTATGCCAATACTTGCAGAAAATAACAAACCAAGATTATTATATTACTTAAGAAGAAGAGGATATAGAGCGTTTAGTATGAACAGACCAGATAAAGTTTGGAATAAATTATCTGTTACTGAAAAAGAAGTAGGTGGCATGCCAAACTCTAGCGAAGATATAAAACAAGCTCACGCTGCAGCAATTGAAATGTACATTAATGATCATGTTGGTTTATTGAAAGACGGAACTTACGGCACTATGTATTTTAATAATACTTTAAATGATTGGTCTAAGTTTGATATAAATAGAAGAACTAAACATGACGCATCAATAAGTTCAGGGCTAGCAGTTATGGCTTGCAATAGACATTTATACCGACCTAATCCAAAACAAAAAAAGAAACCATTAAATTTAAATATATCTAAATATAATAATAAAGGATTTTCATCTACGATAATTAAAAATAATATATGAGAC